TCGGCTTTAGCTTCTGGCCGGGGTAAAGAGTATCTACGTTATCATAGCCTAATGCATGTAGATACGAACGCTCAACTTCATCAACATCATAGCCAGGATTGGTGGCAGCCGCCTCTCGCAATAGCCGTGCCTGCGCGAACCTCGCGCCGTCACTTGCGATCGTCGGGTCTGCCGCGGGCACCACCTGCGTAGCCCCCGCCGAATAGTCTTCGCGCCTGATAGTCCCGTTGTCGCCGAACGGACTTGTGTCCGGGAGGTAGAGAGAATTCAAAACAAAGACCTTTCGAAACTCTAACTTCATGCTCCGCCAAATCCGCTTGAAGATTGCGGAGTAGACCTTTTGGCCTTGCTCGACCATAGCGCGGCCGGTTTCGGCTGGAGTGTTCTGGCCTGGGTTCTCGCCAGCAAGCATGTCAGTAGCGCCAGAGACTCGGTTAGTGTAGTCGATCAACAGGGACAGCAGGTTGAACATTACTGCCGAAGGCTCTCGGACGGGTAGCGGAAAGATTGACTTACGTAAATCATCTCCAGTTGCATCGACTCGTTGCCATCCGAATGGTTGGAACTGGTAAGTACCACCTCGGATTTTGGCACCCCTTCCCAAGAATCCACCAGCGGTATTAGAGATAGTGCCGGAGTCGAACAACTGGTTAATAGCCGAGTTAACGCTCTCATTCAACGGCCCCAGGAGAGTACCGAAACCCTTATCCATGATCCCGCCGTCGGGACTAGGAATGAAGGGGATCTTGGTATAGTAATGAGTCGGAGTGATTTTGACGATTTCTTTCTTATTGTTGAACTCAACGTCTTCGATACGATTGAAGCGCGTGACAATGCGGAGAACATAATTAGTGTTCTCCTCAAATGTAACTACATAAGGCTCAGCATAACCATCGTCGTCTAGATCAAGCCAGCAGTGCTGCTCGAGCACTGTGAAGGGAGTCTCACTATCATTCCCGGCTGGCTTAGTAATGCCAGAGCGATTAGAGATAGAATCATCACTATCACGAGGTGTTGGATTTGCGTCGTTACAGTACCATTCTGCTTCGAGGCAATCACGATAGGTACCTCGCTTAACACGCTCATGGATATCGTTCTTCCACAATGGTACAACTTCCGTAGCAGCAGGAGCTGCTTCGATGGAAGGTGCCCAGTAGTTGACGATGAGGTTACGAGCGTTGACAAACTTACTAACTGGTGTGCCAGTGCTTTGGTCGTAGTAAGTTTTCTTCCAACCAGTTCCAACGATGGCAACATTCAGCAGCGCCATATCCATTGACTCTTCCCAAGCAGAGTCCTGCTCAAGGAGTTGCCAACTCATGTGGTCACTGATAAGCTTAGCTTTCTTTGTAGACACGCCCGACGGATCAGGGCCGATGACTCGCATCTGCACAACGCTGCGACCATTGATTACTGCAGGATAAGCACGAGCGTGGAATTGGAGGGCTGCGATGGTGACAAGCGGGAATGCAATGTTACTGCAATTCGGCCAAGGAAATGTCTTTGCCTTCTGGACTTGCATAGCCAAATCCAGAGCAGCCTCCGACCTGCGGAGCCAATCTTCTCGACTATCCACATCACGCTTGTAGTTATCGCCTACGTAGTTACCAATATCAGTCAGATCTTTCTCTGTAAATCTATGGCAGAGGTTAGGATCGCTGATAGTTTCTTTATTAATCGTGATGGTATTTTCGAGTTCAAACATTTCAATTACCGACGGGCGAGTTTAGAAAGACGCTTACCAACAGCAGTGCGAGCGCCTAACGGAGTTCCAGTTTCATATCCGGCAGGCCCTGGATTTCCAGTGTTTGGACGAACACCGCCAGTACGTGCAGTTTTCTTAGCGGCGATACCACCAGCTATCTTTCCGGCAGGCTTAACTTTTGGAAAGTTGACATCTCGCACACGACTTTCATGACTAACACTACCAGGCCCCTTCCTCATTTCGTTTCTCCAAGTTCTGTCCCAATTTGGGACAAGAGTTAATAACCCGTGCAAGCACGCCCTTCACTACCTCCGCGAAGAGACTCACTACGCCCTCGCCAATCTAGTTCTTCCTCTTCAAGGAAGTCATCATCTTCTACTTCGGAATAGTTCTCCAGGCCTCGATGAAGGATGGCGGTTGAGTCAAACTGGTCATCGGCTTTAGCTTCTGGCCGGGGTAAAGAGTATCTACGTTATCATAGCCTAATGCATGTAGATACGAACGCTCAACTTCATCAACATCATAGCCAGGATTGGTGGCAGCCGCCTCTCGCAA